ATTTAGGTCAGGAATCTTCGGAACCTTCTTTTCCGCCTTCTGTTTAAACGGACTTTGCATTGTATTTCTCCAGACGTTGCCCTCCCAATCACAGTGATGGCAGCGCCACTGCGCCCCCTCCCCATCGATGGACATGCTTAGGCATTTTTCGTGTTTATTTTTTGTGCGTGTATCACTGCATGACGGGCACAGAATCTTGCTCTGACCCTCGCGCAGATCGCGGGAGGCAAACCCTAGGCTTGCCAACTCATCGTAGAAGCCCACGTTACGGGGCCGTTTTGAATCGAACCGTGCCGTCAGGATTTACCTTACGACCACTCAGATCTCTCTTGTTTTCCAGCGCAGCCTTCTTGTCTTGGCTTGCCAGATATGCGGAGGTACTCAAGAACCAACGCTGCTGCGTCTTGATCTCAGCATCATACGTCAGCCAATCATCTCGGCTTTGTAGAACTGCATCTAGGTTCGGTATGTTTTTGAAGGCTTTGATCCACCGATCATAGTCGGCTTGCTTGAGTTTGATTGTGTTCCCGTCGAAAGCGTATTCGCTCATGTTTGGTTTCCTGTTGTTGCGATTGTGAAATCATCCAAGGCGTAATGGTTGACAGGCTCCATGTCCTGACCATCACCCCGATCCTTCCGTCCACCCCACTCAACCTTGGTTGGTGTTGTGTCCAGATCTAACGTTGCAATGGTTCCACAACTCCATTGCACGATTAAAATTACACGCTTACCCGTTGCACTGGCAAGTGCTTTCGCATCCGCGACCTTATGAACGGACAAAATGTACGTCGGGAAGGTGCCAAATTTGTGTGTGCGAACTTTCATTTCGCCAAACCCCTCGACCTCTCCTTCGCTGTTAACAAAGCAGTAGTCGATGGGATACATCTTTGGGTTTTCTTTTGCGTCAACTTGCCATCTTTTGGCTACGACACTTGCTAACTTGCGCTCGCGCTCTTTGTCAGCATTACTTTCGTATACTGGTCTCACGATATTCCCTTGTTGCTTAGGTGCATCACTGCATATAGATACATATCTATAATGTGATATTTAACACATCGGATGGAAAGAGAAGGACGCTCCCCCCAAACCCCCCTCATTCTGAGGATGGTGGAGAGAGAGAGTCACATCGGACGGAGCCGAGCGTGGACATTACCGCTAATTTATTACGCGCCAGATGCGGTCTTACCCCCTTGCGCGATTCCTTGCTTTCTTAAAAAAGCACAGGTTTAATTCGTCTGTCAACTCTATCTCCATAGAAATGACTCCTTTGTTGCGAAGGACGGCCCGCCTCCATCACCCGTCGCTTGGGGGTGGGCCATTTTCGTCGTGACTTATCTCCTTGATCCAGATCTCTGACCTAGGGTTCTCCTTGTCCAGATACCTGCAACTGCTTATCTGTTTAAACTGCCGATCATTTGCATAGATCAGACCCTGCAACGCATCTAGCAAAATGCTGGGATCGAGATCCTGCCTGCGGCTGGGGTAGTAGATGTCAGCGTGGAACGAAAGATCTCCTTCCAACATATCCTCGATTGGTTGGACTTGGGCCTTCACATCTTGCTCAAACTGCAACGCCGGTTTGCTTTTGATGAGCCTCGGTCTACCGCCAAACGTGACTAGCCGCCTGCTGTTTGCTTTGGATTGTGCAGATCCAAAAATAATTAGCTTGACTTGTTTTCTATCCATGTGTTCTTATCGTCACACAACCTTCGCAACAGGGTAACACATGAACTACACCAACGAGCTTGGTCTGCCTGCGCCTTTAGCGGCTGCACTCACCAAAGACACATACAGTCGAGGCGATGCCTCGTACTCAGCCACAGGCTTATTGCGCCCACCGCGCATGGCTGCACTCTTCGATGATCCTGACAACATCATGTTTCGTGATGTGTCCGAAAACCTCTGGACGCTGTTCGGCACTGCCGTGCATTCCATTCTTGAAGACTCCAAGCATCCTGACTTCATCACCGAGGAGCGCCTGTACTGCTCTGTAAGCGGCATAAAGCTATCAGGTGCCATAGACGTACAGCATGTGCAGTCGGATGGCACACGGGTCTTACAGGACTATAAGACTCGCAAAGCGTATGGCGTGATGAACAATGACAGCGATGAGAAGCAGCTAAATATCTACGCATACATCGCGCACAAGAACGGCATCGAGGTAAGTGGTCTACAGATCATTAACTTCGTTAAGGATTGGAGCCGACATGAGGCCGAGCGCAAGCCGGACTACCCACCCCAAGACATCTTTATCCAAAACATCCCACTCTGGCCCATCGAACAAACCGAAGCGTTTGTAACGGAGCGCATTGCTGCACATGAAGAGGCTAGGGCTGGCAATCTACCTGACTGCACCGACGAAGAACGTTGGCTGCGTGATGACAAGTTTGCCGTGATGAAGGAGAAGCGGGTACGCGCGGTGCGTGTATTCGATTCACAAGAAGAAGCGGAGACATTCATCGCCGCTCAAAAAGACGCAGACAAACACACCATAGATCACCGTCGAGGACAACCTATACGATGTGAGCAGTTCTGTGATGTGGCTGACTACTGCGACCAATTCGCAACGTTTAAACAGGAGAATAGCAATGGGTGATAAGACACTCGTAGAAGCTTTGGCGAAAGCCCAGTCTGAGATGGACACCCCCATCAAGGACAAAATAAATCCACAATTCAAATCACACTACGCATCGCTTGGCAGCATTATCACTGCGGTCAAGCCTGCGCTGAACAACAACGGCATCGCCTATGTGCAGCGGTCAGTGCCCGTCGAAGGAGGCATCTCCATAGAAACAATTTTTTACGGGCTGGGCGACAAGATCGAGACCGGCCCTGTTACTGTACCTGCACCAAAGATTACGGCGCAGGGCTTTGGTTCTGCAATTACATACGCGAAGCGATACTCGCTCGCAATGGCGTGTGGCGTAGACGCTGATGAGGACGATGATGGTAACGCAGCCGAAGAAGAAACACCCAAGGATGCAAAGGCACCAACGCCTAAAACAAAGCCAAAGCCTGCCAAGACAGATGTTGTGCCCACATCGGAGGACTTCTTCAAGCAGAACACAGATGTGCTGATTGACGAGCTTGCGTCAGTGGAGACAACGGAAGAAGCGAAGGCTGTTATGGGTCAGCACTTCCCGTCGCTCAAGAAAGAGTACGAAGGGCATCCTGATTGGAATGCATTTTCTAACAAGATCAAGCAGCGACTAGCACAACTGGCAACGAAACCAACAACAGAAGAAGAGGACTTACCATTCTAATGGAATATGACAACGAAAAATCTGGCGCATTGTTTAAGAACAAGGACAAGAAAGAAGATTGGCATGCAGACATGCAGGGCGACATCAAAGTAGAAGGTGTTGAGTATTATCTAAACGGCTACAAGAACGTGTCTAAAGCTGGTCAGCCATATATCAGGGTGACACTCAAGGCTAAGAAAGAGTCTGCTGGTAAAGCAGCTACCGAAAAGCTGGCTGATGATGCAGACTTTTCGGACTTTGGTATGTAAGGAGTTCGTATGAGCAGGATCAAAGCACACGTTATGGATTTGCATGAGCGGCTCAGTGAGTCGCAGATTGCAGAGCGCAACGCAAGACTGAAGCTAAACCAGATCAACGCGACAGTAGTAAAGATCCAAGAGATGCATCACATCGAAGATGAGGATTTGCTGATCGAGATCGACAAGCGGTTGGACGCTTCACTTGAAAGAGTTCGTCAACTCGAAGAGCTTTACGAGATTGGCAACAAGATAGTCAAAGACTTTGAAACAAAAGACTTGGGCTAAGAAGCTACGAAGCAGGAAGTATCTGCAACTGGTACGAGAGCATGGCTGTTTGGTTTGTTATCGCCCCGCGCAGGCGCACCACCTCACGTTTGTTGAGGATGATGGGTTGCGCGGTATGAGGCGAAGCGGAGACCAACACGCAGTCCCGCTCTGCGATGACCACCACAGGCACCTACATGCTTATGGCAACGAGAAAAGATGGTGGGCGATGGAAGGCATTGACCCACTTACATGGATCGAAATGTTTAAACGCAACGAAGGAAAGGGATATGACCCAGAAGAAAGCACCGAAGAAAGCACCGAAGAAGAAATACTACAAGACAAAAAATGATGTCATTGATGAACTGAGAGGCGAACTAGAGGCCGTTGAGTTCTTGCACCGTGAGCAGATTGCACAGATGCAAATCGAGCATCAAAAAGAAATTGACGATGTGCGTCACAAGGACGAAGAGATATTCAATATTACTGATGATCTTTTTGAAGAGAAAGAGAAGTTGATAGACGAGCTTAATATGATTAAGCAGCGTCGATTCTCTGGTTGCAACGAGGTGGTAGACGTTGTAGATCACTTATCGGCATATGAATTGGCAGAGCTAGTCTTTTATGCAAGCCATATGTTTCGTTTTGGCGTTGCCGCACACAAAGACGAAGATGGAGATACGATTGTAAATCCATTGGAGTTTGACCTTACGGACAAGGGCGCTCCCGCCATCTGGTCGGATAATGGCAAAGCTGTAGTGATACTTAAACACACCCCTTGCCCCTCTTGTGAAGATGAGACTGAGGTGCATTGATGAAAGGCGAAGATATAGCAGAGAGCTTTGAAGCAAAGAAGTATGCGTATCGCCAGACAAAGGATGGCATGGTGCTGTCCTTTGTTCTTCACCCCGATGATGTCCCAAAGGAAATGGCTACCGCCCCCATCGGGCAGCGATACATGATTGCTTGCGCTCAGATAGATGACTACGAGAACCCAGTTAAACCAAGGGCCACAACCGAAATCGAGAAGGCTTTGGCTAGGGCTAACCTGATATGCAGGGACGAGTCGTACATCCAATGGGCAAGGATGAACTACTACCAGTGGCATGTCGTAGACGAGAATCAAAGTGACGAGAACTATGCAGCAGAGGTAATTAGATTTATCTGCGGCATCGAGTCTCGATCAGAACTAAAGACCAACCCGGAAGCCAGAGAGCGTTTAAACGAGCACTTGAAGTTGTTTGAGAGTGAGGTGCAAGCGTGAAGACTTGGTACACAGAGAAGCTGAGATCCATGAGGGCAGATCAGAATCTGTCCTTGCAGGAGCTTGCGGATAAGTCAGGCATGAATCGCGGATACATCAGTCAGATAGAGTTGGGCAAGAGGAAACCCAGCTTTGAGGCTGTAGAGACAATTGCGGGTGCGTTGGGTGCCAAGGTATACATACAGCTAGAAGCGCCAGAAGCGCCTTCTGCTGCCTCTCCGCGCAACAAGAAGCCCGTATCCATAGCGAGTAGATTCTGGAAGCAGTGATGACAAAGGAAACAATAGAAGAGTTCTTGGCGCGTGGCGGCAAGATAAAGGAAGTCCCTTTTGGTGAGGTGAAGTACGAAGAGTCGATGCCAAAGAAAAAATCTAATGTGTCGGGCCGTATGAACAACTCACAACGAACTGGCAATCGTCGTATGAAACTAAGAGGCAGCAAGTTCAAATGAAGTATCACATCGTTGTGCATGAGGTGACGTGCAAGTACACAGAGATCGAAGCTGATACTAGAGAAGAGGCTGAAGAGATCGCTAGAGATAATGGTGGAACGTGGCTTAGACTTCCTCTACTCCTTGAACGCAAAGTAGTACGGACGCATGGTGAAGACGAACCCCACGAATCCCAAGCACAAATCGAAAAGTGAATGGCACTTTGTGTGTTTAGACTGCGATATTAAGTCGTTTAAACAAAGCTACCCAAGACAATGCCCTGAATGCGGCGAATCGAATCTTATAATTACTGACTTGCGATGGAGTGGCAGAGCAGGGAATAATGAAGATGGACAAGAGATCTGAACACACTCTCTCCTGCGCGTACCGTTAGCGTGTCCATCAACGGATTGGCAGGGGTTCTCCAACCCTGAAACGCGCGTTCCCGTCCGTGTGCCAGAAGGCGGGGCTTTTTAGGTCGCGGCTGATGTCGCATTTCCGTTGTTGCATTCGGTGCGGCAGAGGCTCTAGTAGCACGTTCCCGTCCGTGTGACCGAAGGCGGGGCTACTTCTTCTTTTTCTTCTTCACACCTGCCTCGCTTAACGCGATAGCTATAGCTTGCTTCCTGTTCTTAACCTTCTTGCCAGACCCGCCTGACTTTAGCTTGCCTGACTCAAACTCTCGCATGACCTTGCTTACCTTGGCCTGCTTCTTCTTTTTGGCGGGGCCACTCCTAGTCTGCTTACCCTGCTGCGCTCTGCTGATAGCCACTAGCCTTTCCCGAACTTCTGCTTCTGCGACTTAGGTGGTGACTTTCTGCTGCCACCCTTACCACTCCAGAACATCTTGTTCGCCCAGTAAGCGGCAGATGTTTTGCCCTTCTTAATGTTCTTGCCATGACGAGCCTTAAAACTCTTACGCGCTTCATCTGAATAGTTGTGACCCATCTTCTGATCGCCAAAGCGAATGATCTTCATCTTCTCGCCATCACGCACAGCAACAACACCCTTCTTGGTCTTGTGGCTTGGCGTTCTCTTTGGCTTGTTTAAACCAGTTAGCCCAACCTTCTTCAGCCTGTTCTTTTCCGCATCAGTCAAACTCATTTACGATGCCTCGCTGTTTTCTTAGCTATCTTCTTGGGCTGCTTGGAGAATTGCTTTCCTTTCTTTGTGTCTGCTCTTTTCTTTCTGGAAGTGGCAGCGTACTCCTTGTCTGATAGAGCCTCTCTAGCCGCCTTCGGGAGATACCTTTCACCTGTCGCCTTCTTACCTTGCGTTGATTTCTTGCCGGACTTGGTGCCCCAATCCTGCTTTGTCCATTTCTTCAGCGACTTCTGTGACTTCTTTAACGGCATTACTTGTACCCACCGCCTGCATCTTTATAAGCCTTCGCTAACATTTGGGCTTTACGCGCTGACCATTGCCCACTTTTTCCGCCCTTGCTGCCAGCTTTGATCCTATTGAACTGACGCTTACGCATCTCAGGCTTGGTATAGTTACCTGCCTCGTTGACGCGAGACTTACTCTTTTTCTTCTTAACCTTTCCGCCCTTGGCGTATCGTTTAAACATTATATTCTCCGCTGCGAATCATTTCCGTAACGCGAATCGCCCTCATCCCAACCTGCTTTGCCCACTTACTATCCATGAATTCGTCTGCGGCAATATCAAACTGCTCACGCGACATAGCCTCCAAAGCCTTCACAAAGCCACGCAATCTGGTCAGACCAAGGTTGAAGCACATATCGATCATTGCATCTTGCCGCGCTTCGCTAATGCCGCTGAACCAGAAGTATGTGTCGGCAAGCTCGCTCTTTACTCGCGCTATATCATTTGCCAGAAGGTATTCGATCTCATCATCAGATAGCCCAAGGCCAGACTCTGAGATGTTTCTGCCAACACCTATGGTCTCAAAGCCAGCAGAGCACAGGTAAACCTTTGACTTCACACCCTCATGGCGTTTAATCATTTCGAATAGCTTGCTCATCACTTCTCTCGCGCTACAGAATTGACCTTCTCGTATGAACGCATAGCACCCAACCCCAACATTCCCATCATAACGGGCACTAAAAGCGTTGTATCTACCTCTGGCACATCTACCCAAATGCTAATTATGTTGGCAATGATTGTGTTGTACAGCAGGCCCAGCGCACAGATCCAGCCGATAGCAGGTCGCCACCCAGCAACAAACAAACTCTTGTGTGCCGCCTCCATCTTGTTGATTTCCAATTGGCCTTTGAGTGCCTCCTGTGCGTGGCGCTCTGACATAGTTGCGATCTCATGTGCCAGCGCATTCTTTTGATCTTTGTCCTCTATGAACTTATCCAGCAAACCTGTGACTGGCCCAATTAGTTGTCCGACTAAACTCATTATTTATTTTCTTCCCTAGCTTTTCTTTCATCTCGTATTCTGAGCTTATTTGTAACTCGATTTGTGGTGGCTGCTGCTTCAATAATAGCCTTACGCTGTAATCTATACCGCTCCAACGTTTGATAGTGCGCGTTAACTCTTCTGCGCTTTTCTGGCCTAGATAATGTTTGGTCTCTCAAAACTCTATTTATGCCTGTACGAATGTCGCTTTCTTCTTTATCCAAATACTGCAACGAAAGACGTATCTGATCGGGATCAAGCGTGATTGCGTTTAAACCAAGCATTCGGAATATCGATTGATTCAACGTATCTGGTGCAACTCCATTTGGTTTGCTGTCACCCTTCAAGGCAGTGTTGATTTTAGAAACCGCGCCGTATTCTGTGTTCAAGAACCCCGGCAACAAGTATTGATTCGCTGCCCAGAACATCGCATCGGTTATCTTACCTCTGTTATAAAACGGTCTTTCGATAGCTTCCTTGATATACAGTGGATCAGTCGGGTTAACGATTGGTCGCTGTGTGAATGGGTCAAGATTCTGTGCTGCGCCAAACAATGACCAGCCGGGGCCACCAAACATACCAAGCGCAGAAGTAATGTCTTTAAGGCCAATGCCTTTTTCTGCTGGCTCTGCTGTGCCTGTCAACTTCTTACCAGTAATCATTACGTCTGATGCAATGCCAGCAAAAGAACCCCAAGGATAAAGATATGAAGTATCTAAAAATTGTAATCGACCCTCTGCATCTCTAGCTGGCAACGGCACAAGACCCGGATTGCCTCTGATGTAATCGGGCATAGACTTTTTGATCTGCTCATACTCATCATCATCTATATCAAATGCGTTCATAAATAACGCTGGCAATGCATAAGATAGTGCAACATATGGAGCAAAGCGCATTGGATTACGCAACGCAGTCTTTGCTAGTACAGGAAATACCTTGTATTGGAACGTCAGGAACGGAATACCTAGTGGGCTTTGCCGTAATCCCCTGACAACATCGGGCACATCACCATAGTCGAATAAGTATTCTTGTGCTTTCAAGAAGGCATCATCTGCACTGCCGTTTTGTCGATCCATAACATCAATGGCAATGGCTGTTTTACCCACCACCTCAATGCCTTGATAGATATTACTGGCCTTCTGTGCCAACCGCTGCCATGTGTTGAGCTTCAACCAGCCAAACAACCCTAGGTCTTTTGCATCTACAGATTTTAAGAAGTCGAGCATGTCATCTTGCATGGCGACAAGCTCTTGATCTGTAAACGATGACTGCTTCACACCACGCGCCAGCATCTCTTGATAGTGCTTTGCGTTAGCGAAGTCGCCGTTGTTGTAAGCAACTATCTCGCGGGTGGCTTCAATCATGCGTGGCAACACACGGTAGAATGGGACACCCGATAGATGGATAAGGATCGCGTTACTAAACGTGTTACGCGCAATCGTGGGTGGGTTGAGAGGCACCTTAATGGTCTTCCAGATAGCGGTCAGCTTCCTGCCTTTACTACCTATGTTGACGTATGACTGATCGCCAAGGTTCAACATGAATCCAGATGAGATTACATTGTCGTATATCTCTGATCTGACAAGTCTGCCAGACAACATGCCATACTGCTTACCTCTTGGAACTCGTTTAAACGCAGCGCCATAGCCTTGAGTATCCCCGGTTACATCCCGGCTTGGTTCGTTGTAATACTCCATGATGTTGCGCTCGGTGAACGTCTTAATCACCGTTTGATCTAGCTCTTCAGCCTGCCGCCGCAAGGTTGCTGCCTTGTTTGGATCGGCTGCTTCCACCGCATCAGCTATCTGGCGCAGCGTAGCTACTTGATCCAGTAAATACAGGCCGCTTTGCTCTTGTTCATTACCATTAACGTCTGTGTACTGCACCATCAGAACGTCATCTTCTACCGTCCAAGCGTTGTTGCCTGCTATGGAGTTCATAAACTCTATGAACTGTAGATCTCTGACGGGTCTCTGTATGGCTTGAGAGACAAGGAATGCGGGGTCTAGCTCGTTGATGACACCCAGAGCCTCTTGATCTTCTGGCGTAAGCTCCTCGTTCCTTCTCTTGAGATAGCCAAAGCGTTCTGGGTTCGGGTCTTGCAACAAATGCTTGAGGTATATTCGAGGCAGATAAGACCTACGATTCTCGTAGAATGTCTTGGGTGCCATCAAACCATTCTGCACCATCTGCAAGCCTAGGCTTTCGATCATATCCTTAGCCTTTGCGGAGGCTTTAGCGGCCCTAGGGTCTAAGGCTTCTAGCTGCTCCAGTAACGCTTGTTCTTGTGATACGTCACCTGTGGTCATGTAACTAAAGATCGCGGTTCTAAGGGTCTCTGTAGCCCCTCTGTTCTTGTCGCCTTTCCTGAACAAGAACTGATTGCCTATCTCATCACGCAGCACAGTGCCTATCTCAGAGGATGCTTGCACGACACCAAGATACTTGGCTCGCTCTAGGTAAAACTCCCGCTTCTGTGGCAAACCCTTGAGGGTGTTGAAGAACGGCATACCGTTGATGTAGTTAATTGCCTTTTGCCTAGCGTTCTTGAACACACCGCGCAGATTCTCAGTGCCGTGATTCGTCACCTCGGCTCTTTCGTTCTGCAATCTGGCAAAGTAAATGTCACTAGGCTGGAGGACTTTGGGCGAGGCTTCCATCTCCGGGGTGAGCGTGTAAACGCGCAAAGCGTTACGGCTGTTAGATACAGGGATCATAAAACGCCGACTCACATCTTCCGCCTCAACAGCAAGATCTGGTGCATCAGGATCTACTTGAGCCTGCTCACCCGCCAACTGCAACATTGAAGGGCCTTCTCCTATTGCCTGAGCTAACGCTTGACCTTCTGTTGAAAGCTCATCTCCCACATACCTCGCTCTTTGAGACATTGACTGCACTTGATCGGTAGGCACGATTTGAGACTCTTCTATAAAAATCTCATCAGACAACTCGGCTGATATTTGGCTGCTTTGCTCATCAATATCGGCAGCTAACGAGTGACCCGACCCTAGATATAGACGCTGGCCCTCATTATCTTGCCTTACGCTTCGACGCTTAGATTTGAGTTGGCTTTTCGATGTAGAAATTAGACTAGCTAACGCAGACTCTAAAGCTCTCGGTATCTTTTCGTCGTAGACGTTATCGAATCCACCGCCAACAGGCACATCTATCGCGCCTGTGAATCTGTTAACCGATCTTTGAATGCTATCTACATCCATCAACTCAGCCTCAGACCTTTGATACGATGTAAGTTCGTTGTCTCCAGCGTTTAAACGCTCTCTCTGTGCTTGAGATTGTGCAATTTTGTTTTGTATAAACTGCACAAAATTTCGAGAAGCAAATTGGTCTGATACAGTTTCTGGATTTTGTAGGTCATTACGGACTAACAGAGCAACATCTTCACCCAACCAATCATCTAGCCTTGGATTGCCAGATCTTGTAACGCCTTGGTTCCCTAGTTCGATTGTCTGTCTTTGAAAATTACCTCTAACTGTTTGACCTTGATTATTCATGCCAACAACAGGCGTTGTGTAGGTAGCAAGCCATGACGAAGGCATATCTGGGTTAGCCTTTAGGAGCGCCTTCATAAAAGCGAGCTTAATCGCATCCAACCCGTCTACATCGACTGTTTCTTGTAATGCGGCATCTGCCGCTCTTGCAGAGGCAGCCCTGAATCCTGATAGGTTTCCTCTTTGTGCGGCAAAAGCAAGAACTTGAGCTACGCTTTTCCTTGCGGAGTCTTCTGAATTTCCCTTGGCCTGATCTATAGCCTCTTGGTCTCGTTGAATCTCCTGTGGTGCGACCTCGCCGGTAAGCTGCGCTTGTGTAGGGAAGGAGCCCATAAATGGATCTGGAAACGCAGGCGCTAATATGTCCTGCTCAATCAAAGACTCTAGCTCCATACGAACATCTGTTTCTGATACCTCGAATGTTCCTTGCTCTGTATTAACCGCAAAAACTTTTTCCTGCCCAGCAAGAACACCAAAGGCGTCAGAATCCACTCCGACATCTGCAACTTGCGTCATCACCAAGCCATCAATAGCAGCCTTGTATTCGTCTTTATAACGCTCTACTTGTAACTCGCTATTGCTCACAGCGATATGGTCATATCCACCGTTTATTGCCATGCGTGTAATCTGTTGCATGGCAAAAGCTATCCGTTGATTTTCATTCTTGAGGGGCAAGTTAGGAAATACCTTGCCGTACACATCATCTTTGAATTGAGAGGCAGCTTCTCTTACTAAGTTCTTTTGTTCTCTGTTTAGAAACTTGAATCTGCTATCGGATATTGCGCCATCTTCAAACAGCTTCTTTGCAGCCATTCGCTTCATTAGTTCTGCTGCACCCTGATGAACATCAGACTGTATTTCCTCAATCACCAATACAGAATCGCCGTTCTCTAAAATAATATCGGCAAGACGCATGTGCATTATTGGATTGCGAATGTCAGGAAAGTGACTGTGATAAGTGCCATCACCTGCCATGCTCGGTGCAGCAATAATTATCTCTCTATATCCGTAGTCTTGTTGTAAACTCCCCCTACGAGGGGAATCCGGTGAGATCGCCCTACCGCCCATCGTCGTCCATGCGAAATAAAAGTTAGGTATATCGATTATCTCGGTTCCGTATGCACTACCCGTTCCCGCCCCTTCCTCTATTAACGGTATGCCGTTCTTCAATAGAAAATCACCATCGTCCATACTGAATCCAGCAGGAAGCATTTCACCCGCCTCCCTAGTAAACTGAAATCCCGGCTTAACGCTTGCTTCTACTAAGCCAAGCCCGAAAGCCTTTTTATCCAATGAAGTCCCATCTCGTTTAAACGATTCTTGTAGCGCGGTAATCAGCCTTTGCTTTTCTTGGATCGGGTCAGGCAAATCGTCAAATGAATCATCTTGCTTTTTAAGAGCTTCGGCGTAGCTCTCTAGCGCATCGACAACATCAGGTGGATATGCGGGATTTATATTGTCTTTGTTTGGAACCTCTTTGCGAGTTAGATTTGCTACTTGCATTGCGTTTACAACGTCTTTGCCTTTTCCAGTTCGCAAAGAAGTCATCGCATCGTTAGCTGTCGCTATGTAGCCTTGGTTATTACGATCCTCTTGTATAGCGGAACGATATTTTATCTCTGAGTCTAGGTCGTTCTTAGGCCCAAGCGGAGAGCCATATACAACTATCTCAACCACTTGCTCGATGTCATTGAAATAATCTAATAGCTCTTGACCGCTTACTGATTTATCTGGAGGCAAGCTGGTAAGAAACGCCTCTATGTTTGAATCGTTCCATTCTTCTACCTTTACGCCAGACAAAGCGCCAACCACCCGATTGCCTTCAACCCTTCCCCAAGCATCAGGCAGCTTCTTCTGTCCTGTCATGCCTTCTAGCTTGGCCTTCATAGCAGACTTAAATGCTGGTCTGGCAGGAACTTCACCTCTGAAGTTTTCAAAGGATGAACTAGCTGCAACTGGGCCTTGCTTGATAACAAACAGAGGTGTCGCTGCGCTCAGACCCGTTGGATCTTCTTTAAGCATCGCCTGTTTGACGCGCTGTGTAGCCTGTGGGTCTGGCGCTCTACGTCCTGTGCGACCTTGACGGATCTGCTCAAAGACCTGCTCCACCTCCATTGGTACAAATTCACCAGTGAAGTTGGATCTAAGCTGTTTAAACAGTCTAGCAATCTTAGCGAAGATGCGGCGCAGCGCAGGATTAAACTCTTTTGGCACCTTGCCATCTATATCTAAGCCCCTGTTGTATAGGGCTGATCCGTATGCAATAAGCTCGTTAAAATTCTGGAACTCATTGCCCGACATGGCTTGGTCATATCGCTTCTGGCCTAGATGTTCGAGGACGATTTGCTCTAGCCTTGGGATGTTAGCGATGAGCGACTTCATCTCTGGCTCTGTTATGAAGCCATTGTTGACAAGGAAGTGTGTGGCTTCGTGATAAGCTCTGTTCTCTGGGTCTATCAGGCCATCTGGTGCAACGGACACACCGACGATGTTGCCCATCTGGAGGCCGAGAGCCTGCTCGTAGTTAACTTCATTGCCGTTGATGACATATTGCAGATCGCCATCTCTATCGACCACTTGACCATATAGCTGGCTGGCTACAACAAGCTCTGATGTGGGCGCTACATCGTTAACAATCTTTCTTATTCGTCGGATTGTGTTGATGTCAATCGGTGGCCCTTTCTTTTGAACCAACATGCCCGGAACGCCGGGGGCTGTTTCACTGCCAGTGATTCCAACCATCGGCCCCGGAGATACTTGCTCTTGCCCCTGCTCTCTACGGGCAAAGTCAATATCGAAAAGTGACTGTGCGTATTCTGGGTCAGCAGTAAAACTTTTTTTCGCATCTTCATGGCTTTCGCCAAGATTTCGTCGTTTTTTGTATGCGTTAATCCCTATCTGGGTAGCTTTTGCATCGCCACCAGTTTGCGAGCCAATCTCATCTCGTATGTCAGCTTCTTCTGACTTGGTTAAAACGACTTCTTCTGTCTTAGGGAGTGTCGGCTTTACAGGCTTAGGCGCAGCAGGCTCGGTCTCAGCCGCTGGCTTTTCATAGCGGTCTAATATTGACTGTAAGTCTGAAGAGGAAAGGTCAACGTCAGGCAATACCTGCTCTTGCACCTCAAAACGTGATCGCTCCGCTTTCAGAGCCATTTCGCCGTTATACTTGACATTATCTCGTACAGCCATGCCCAGCCTACGAATGTCTGCATCTTCCAAGTCGGGGGCTTTTTGCTGCAAGAACGACCTAAGCTCACCCATGACCTGTTCATCGGCTTTAGATTTGCTCTTAGGGTTGCCTACTATGTACAGGGCTTTATCAAGCAAAGAGTTAAATACAGGGGTTGCATTTCTATATCGAGGCTTAGAGTCCTCGACAGTTTTAGATTGAAAGCTTACGGGCGCAGGTGCCTCTTCTACTACAACCTCTGGCTCTGGCACTACAACTTCTGGCTGTGCAGGAGCCTCTTCGATAGTCTCTGCGATCTCGTCTGCTACAGCACCGGCTTGAGCCTCTGGGGTAGGCACAACCACTGACTCTTGTTGCGCCCTAGCTAATTCTTCGGATCTTCTTTGAATCTCTTGCTCTGTCGCCGCTTCAGCTTCTCGATCTTGTTGCGCCTTCTTCTCTGCCGCTTTTCGCTCTTTATGCCCCAACGCTTTGTCATGCAGGGCGACAATCTGATCTTGCGTCAGCGTATCGAAATCTGCGTCTGGGCTTACGCCAACTTCTTCGTAGTAGGTGGCTCGGTCTTTCTTCGGGACACGCTTCATCGCTTTTTTCAAAGCGTCTTCGCCTACTATCAGAGGGTCAACCTTGCCGCCCACCATTTGATCTATGGTTGTGCCCTCAAGAGAAGGGCTTATCATGTCGTTTAAACGGGCATCTAGGTCATCACCAAACTTGCCGGTATCTACATCTACGGCGGTTGCTGCCCTAGACTGCTGATCTGCTGCTTCTTCTGAAAGCGAAGCATTGAACTCTGGATCACGGCGATTGATCTCTTGCGTGAGCGCCTTGATACGATACTTCTTATCTGGCGTTACTCCGGCGACAAGCTGCTGGTCATCCGTCTGTGCTAATTCAATAGCTTCCTTGAGACTTATCTTTCCTGCATCCACCTCTGCTCGTAGCGCATCAGGAAGAAGCTCTTTGTTTCTAAGGTCAACGACATCAGGCAGAGTCATTGCGCCTATTTCTTTTCCGTCTACTTCGAAGCGCGGGGTAAGCAAGTCATTGTCAGATGCAAAGGAGTTACCTGTATCTGGGTCTGGCATCTGATTGCGAGGCAAGGTAATGAGATCATCATCGACAGAGAGTGTAACGGTGTCATTATCGAACCCTACAATCTGACCACTCTGCTGATTACCTTCATCGTCATAATACGCAATGTCTTCTTCTTTGCGCTGTATCTCAGAAAGCTCTTCTTCGGTAAGAGGTTGTAATGCCTCTGTTTTCTGGTAGTCCTCCGACAGCGCCTTTTCAGTCTTGGGTAATCGGAACTTCTTGCCTAGTAATCCATCAATGATAGAGCCAGCGGCAGCGCCGTAACCAAAGTCAGCTAACGCCGAATCACCTATAGGCTGGTCAGGATTATAGTTACCTTGTGCTGCAAGCTCCTGCATGATCCCTGCGACAGCTTCTTGACCGCCTTCGGCACCAGCATTGGTGATGTTTTGTGCCGCCCTCACTGCATATCTATTTGTTACGTTTTTACCCAATGAAGCGGGTATACCTCGCAACAAGATCTCCAGTGGTAGTAATTCTGTAAGGCCAATACCTAAACCAAAGGCTGTAGACAGGTTGCGTTGTGCGTTAGTTACGTCATTCCCAGCCTTAGCATACGCCTCCAACATTTGGTTCGCGGTGCCAGCACCAGTGCCTGAAGCCACAACGCCCGTCAGACCGCGCAACCCGTAGCCAAGATTCTTTAATCGTCTAGCTGCTTCTACCCTCCCAGCCGCTTGCGCTGCTAACGCGCCCCTTGCTGCGCCTGCAACAAAAAACCCCGGTATAATCAAGGTGCCCATGCTGCCTATGACTTCAGCCATCTTGCCTACAGCGCCCTCTTCATACCCGACGATTTCTCTAGCTTCATTTAAGCCTTTAAGAAACTCGCTGGTCTCTGGGTCTATCGCATCTTCATAGCCAGCGACATTGGTGACAGCATCTGCTGTAGCAAACAAACCTTGCCCTAGAGTCAATCCACTTTGCGCGAACCCACGACCCAACCCACGGCCGACTTGCATGAAGTAATTTTGGCTTTCTTCTTCTTGTATTGGAGGCGCTGGTGGAAGGAAACCTTTGTCAAAACCGCCAAACAAATTCAGATCTCTCTGTTCCTGATCTTGTTGAGGCTGGGGCTGTGGCGGTGCAGGCGTTGGCTGTGCAAACCCAGACGCTAAACTACCTTGCTCTGGAGCGCGTGGTGCAAATTGCTGCATTGGGAACTGAGAAGCTGGCAGGCGACTCAGATCTGTGAACTGAGATTGATTTACTGGAGCCGAATCAGCAGGTTGAAGCCTTGCAATTAACGACTGTATAAACTCTTCTTGCGTAGGCATTAGTAGATTGGCGTCGCATTGTCAGTAATATAATTGGTATCAATATATGGGTATTTTGTCGCAAATGCTTGCAGGCTTTGATCGTATTGTGACGTGCCAGCAGACCCATAAAGCCCTCTAAGCTCATCACCAAATACTCGTAAAACATCTAGCTTGCC